ATCATTGTATGAAAGTGGAGGACTGGACTTTGTGCAGTATCCAAGAGACTTAGGTAGTTCAACTAAATCACATTCAGTATTCTTTACAATCGAAGAAGTCAAAGAAATTGGTTTGGAAGGCATATATGTTTTGAATAGAAATTTTGTGGACATGGGATTTGACGCTGCAGGAGTAGGCCTAGATGCAATTAACGGTCTCTCGTTTGATTCATTAAGCAGCACATGGGATAGTTTCACATCAACCGTTAAAGACGGTGTAACAAAAGTTGTTGATGATCCTAGAGGAGCCGCAACTGGCACATTAAACGCAGGTTTTGGAGCACTTGATAGTATAGCTGGAAAAATTGCTGGTGTTACAAACTTTTTTAGTGAGAGGAAAGGTACACCAGTCGGTTACATATCTTTGTACATGCCAGAAAACTTTTCTTTAAGTTCTGCTGCATCTTATGATGATAGTACAACATTAGCATCAGCTGCAGGTGCAATACCACTTTTAGGTAAAGTTGTTAGTAAATTTACAGATGTTGTAAACAACGATGCATCAAAAGTTATATTGAACAAAGCTGGTTACGTTTTCAATCCACAGAAACAAATGTTGTTTCAAGGTATTGACTTTAGAACATTCGATATGTCATTTACATTTACACCATATTCAGCAAAAGAAGCTGAAGATGTTAAACAAATTATCAAAATGTTTAGAAAGTGGGCTGCACCAGCTGCATCAACTGCTTTTGCAGGTATGTTTTGGGTGCCACCTGCATATTTTAATATTGATTTCCGTTTCCAAGGCAAAACAAATACGAATCTACCAAGATTGCAAAAATGTGTGGTTGAATCAATTGATGTAAACTATGCACCAAATGGATGGACAGCACATACAGATGGTGCACCGGTACAAAGTATTGTGAACATCACATTTAAAGAAATTATCTTGGTTGACAGAGCATCAATCGAGGCAGGATACTAATGCAATACTTTAATTCTTTACCAAAAATAAGATACGTGGACCAAAACAACGTTACCACAGTCTATACAAATTTGATGGCAAGAGCAAGTGTAATACCAAGTGTATTAAATAATGCTCTGGTTTATTATAGTTATGATGTACAAGACGGTGATACTCCTGAAATTATTGCTTACAAATATTACGGAGATATCAATCGTTTTTGGATTGTTTTATATTGTAATCAATTAAATGATCCACAATGGGACTGGCCATTAAGTTCAAATAAATTTCAAAAATATATTTTAAACAAATACAATACTAATAATTTAAATTTTACACATCATTATGAAAAAATTACCACACAAACAAATATAAACACAAATACAACAACCGTTGAAACTGAAACAATTTCACAAGAAGTTTACAACAGTTTGCAACCTAATACAACAAGTACATATACATTAGGTTCAGAAATAATTCAGGTAAATGTTGCAAAAAAGGTAGTTACAAATTATGAATATGAAACTACTTTAAATGAATCAAAAAGAAACATAAAGATATTGAATAAGATTTATGCTGATACATTAGAAGCACAATTTTTAGAATTGATGAAGTAATATGGCTGAAGATAATAGCGCACCAGCAGGTGGACCAAGATATGCACAAGACTTCAATTTAGAAGCAGTGGATATTATTACCGATTATGGTGATGTTTTTAAATTAAAGCATTTGGTAATTGAATTGTCTTTTTTTGAGGACATATACTCTTTTGCTTGTTCTGGTAATGTTGTTTTACGTGATGCTGTCGGTATTATCGAAAAACTCAGATTAGATGGTTCAGAATTTATTGAGATTATCTACGGAAAATCAAAAAATCAATCATCAGAATATAAAAATTCAAGAAAATATAGATTATATAAGGTTGGTAATAGAAAACCAGCTGGCAATAAAAACTCCGAATTCTTTACAATGTATTTTTCATCGGAAGAATTGTTTTTGTCGGAACAACTGAAGATTTCTAAATCTTTCAAAGGAACAGTAATATCCGACATTATAAGTAGTTTACTTTTGGATGAATTCAATGGATTAAAAGTTAATCCCAAAAAAGTCAAATACATACAACAAACATATGGTGTTTATGATTTTGTTATACCTAGAATAAAACCATTTGAAGCAATAAGTTGGTTATCAACATATGCAAGGCCAGATATTAATGGTGGTGCAGATATGTTATTCTATGAGACAAACGATGGATTTTACTTTCAATCAATACAATCAATGTTTGCGGATACTCCTTATGCAACATACAAATATCAACCATCGGACCTGAATTATGGTAGCAGAGCTGAAAATATGTTTAACATTCTGGATTATGAATTCGTAAAAACATATGACACTCTAGAAGCAACAAATTCTGGTATGTATGCCAACAGATTGATTTCAATTGATCCAATTAAAAGAACAAAGACGGTTACAAATTTTAGTAAAGATGAATTGGGATATACACAATCAGGTTCAGCAATCAATAGATTTGGTAAACACCAAACACAAATGTATGAAAGTTCTTTGAAATTGGCATTTAGTAATGCAAATCAAATCGACCAAGAATATATAAGTCAAAAACCGGATGGCGTGGCCAAAGACATATACATAGAGACATACGTGCCTAATAGGACTGCACAAATTGCCTTGTCGAATTACACGTTGATGAAGGCAATAATACCTGGAGACAGTAGTATAACAGCAGGAAGAACAGTTAATATTTTGTTATATTCTTTAGGCACGGAAGGCACACCAACAGCAGCCACAAGACAGAAAGATGAATATTTTTCAGGCATATATCTTGTAACTGCTGTTAGGCATATTATACAAACACAAGGTACATATCAAACTGTTTTGGAATTAGCAAAAGAAAACACTAAATTGAAATATCAAGACCAATCATACTTGGGAGCAGTGAATGAGTAGTAATTTTATAGGCAAAGATGGATTTATTTGGTGGATAGGCATTAATGAATTCAGAGGTGATCCGTTGGGCCTAGGTAGATGCAAGGTTAGAATTTTTGCAGGCACCGGTGATGATGGGTGTTTTACCTGGATTAGAAAAAGAACCAGACCAAACAACACAAGAGTATATTTAAAATGGCAGATACAGTAGAACCAACAGGACCAGAAGCAAAAGATTTACCAATAGTTGGTAATGAAAATCTGAAACCACCTCCTGGTGCAGAGAATGATGGCCGTGTTCCAGGAACACCAACAATACCGATGTGTGCAAGAAGTGTTGTTACTGGAACAAGTAGAGGTAACAACAATAAAAAATTGGCTCACGTTTGTAGTTTTATTGATGAAATGAGAAAAAACATATATCTGAAAAAATTCATCAAATCTACAGCACAAGCAATTAGAGAACAAATCCGTAATATTTTGAAGATACTTGGTTTGAGTGATAAGTCAGGTGCATTTGCAGCAATTTCAGCCAAACTCAAAGAAGCGGCTCGTTGGTTGAAAACGGTGCAGAAATTCTTAAAAGACGTTATTGATTTTGAGAGATATGTACTAGCATACGTTACAAAAATTAGAGCCATTATTGCTTGGATACGTTCTTTGCCCGCTAGATTCTTAGCATTATTAGCACAATGTTTGGCCAAATTCCTAAAACTGGTTGGTAGTGTTTTGACAGATTTCTGGCAAGAATTGACAGCCGGATCAGACAGTGGTTTGGGAGAGTTAGTTAGTTCAGCAAAAACACTCGCAAACGAAACAATTAAAACTGTTCAATTAGCAGGCACAGCAGCTGCGGGAGTAGTTGTTATTGCTGGAGCAGCGACAACAGGATTATTGGTGCCAACTTCTGCTGCAGAAGTTTCGGCAGCAAATAGAACGATTGCAAATTACAATGCAACTTTACCAACAGCAGAAAATGTATCCGCTCAGGCAGTTGTACCGAACCAAAACAAATCTACACCTTAAATTATGTCTGAAATTAATTCACCCCCAATAGAAAATACGTGGACAGAACCAGAGTCTGCTGCAAACACATATTACCAACCAATATATCCTTACAATAATGTACAGCAAACTGAAGCTGGACATAAATTTGAAATGGACGACACGCCAACCAGAGAACGTGTGTGTTTATCGCATAGGTCAGGAACATTTATAGAGATGCATCCGAATGGTGATGAAGTACACAAAGTTTATGGCAACGGATTCACAATCATCGTTTCAAATAAAAACATATTAATTGGTGGTGATTGTAATATTGAGATTGAAGGTAACTGCAACCTGAACGTTCTAAAAGACATGAATGTACAGGTAGGTGGAAATTATAACTTACAAGTCAGAGGTGAGACAAACATTAGGTCTGTTGGTGATGTAGATATTTTAGGTGATGCTGATGTAAGAATTACGGCTGATGAAAATTTTGGTGGTACCATGTATCTTGGTGCTGCTGACCATATATCCATAGCATCCGATTTGAACGTTGGTGGTTCGATACATGCAGACATGATTAATGCTGAATCTAGAGTTACCGCAGGCACAGGTGTTTTTGCAGGATTTGATGGATTCACAACATCTGGTGGTGTATCTGCTGGATTTCCAACACCAGCGACACCTATTGCAGTTCCTGGTCAAATTAATGCACTAGGTAGTGTGTATGCTGCGGTTTCAGTAAATGCGCCTTTGGCCAATTTCTCATTGGCAAGAATTGGTGTTATGGATGCAGTATTAATGTCAGATAAAATCAATACAGCTATATTTGACACACACATTCATGGAAACGGCAATAACGGATTTCCAACAACAAACCCATTCACGCCCTTTGTAGGAGTATAATTATGACAGCAGTGGCAAATGCAGCGGGAGTTTTTCACTCTTTTGGATACAGTTTTGATGATCCAAATGGACACATACAAGAACTATCACAAGACACAATAGAACATTTGGATGCTATGCCTCCTTTTATTACGGATTGGCAAGCACAAGATATTGCAAATAAAGATTTCGATGGTTATTATCAAAATCCTATGCAAAGCATCACTATGTTAATATATCAAAATGCCAATGCAATTAGTGAACTTGCAAATACCGGAAACGGAGTATTAAATTTAGTAACTGTTCGCAATTCAGCAACACAATTAAGAAGTAATGCACAAGAGTTTTTATCACACACAAGTAGACTGTCTGGTTTAACTCCATATGTTGGAACAGATGATATTAATCCCTACCTTGATATGGCCATGAGTTTTGGTAGAACAGCAATGTATATCACTCAACAAACCGATGGTATCACAAACAATGCACCTATTATGGGTAGTTTTACTAGTTTGATGATTGAACCACAACTCATTGCAAACAATAACACACTGTTAACCTACAAAAATCAAATTCAAGGCAGCATTAATGTGTCATTTGACATAGTTTTGCAAGAAAATGTACACAATTCAAATTTGACAAATCAACAAATTACAACTATAAACACACATATTAATAATTTGAATAATTACATGCAAACCAGAAGAATAGCTGATATTAATTTCTACAATAATGTAAAATATTTCATTGAAGGATACAATAAAACCAAGAAACTGAATAATATGGGTGAAACTGAGAAATACTTGATTATGAATTTGATTGGTACCGAAAAGGCCAAGACAAGAATTGCATAATTGCCGAAATTTCGAATTTTTGCGTTCCGGCCCAAGAATTTTCTCCCACAGCTTCAAAAGTCCAAAAAAGCGTTTTACTCCTAGACATAAATAAAAGATGGCAACCATACAAACTTTACAAAAACTCTACTCCGATATAGACTTCACACTCGCCAAGAGACCTGTGTTGAATGATATCGCTTTAAGTTATGATAATCAGGCCATCATCCGTTCAGTGAGAAACATATTATCAACAAAAAAGTTTGAGAAAAAAAATGCTTATGATGTTACACTAACATTTTATATAGCAAATGCAACACAACCAACTACTGTAACAGTTTTTTTAGAGAGAAACAGATAAAATGGCAGGTGCTAATTCAAACTTCAACATAACCGAACTAGATTTTGGTTCAATCAAAGACAGTTTAAAGAACTATATGAAGGACAATGGTGTCCTTAATGATTATAATTATGAAGGTTCTGCAATTTCCACACTCCTAGATGTATTAGCATACAATACGCAGTATAATGCATATTACTTGAACATGGTTGCAAATGAAATGTTTTTGGATACTGCATTGCAAAGAAATTCAGTGGTTTCTCAAGCAAAACTATTAAATTATACACCGAAATCAGCAATTGCACCATCAGCCACAATCAATTTGAGAATAAATGGTGTAACAGATTCGACTATAACTTTACCAAAATATACAAACTTTCTTTCAGAAGCAATTGATGGCATCAATTATAATTTTGTAAATACAGATGCACATACTGTGGATGTTGTTAATGGTGTCGCACAATTTAATAACCTAACACTGAAACAAGGCAGACCACAAATAAATTCATTTCTGGTAGACACTGGAACAAATCCAAAAAGTCTATTCAAGTTACCAGACACAGACATAGACACAACAACACTTTTGGTGGCAGTACAACAATCTACATCAAACACTTCGTTAACAACATATAGACCATCAACAGACTATCTATCTTTAGGTAACGATTCTGAGGTATATTTCCTACAAGAAGGTCTAAATGGTTACTACGAAATTTATTTCGGCAATAACATTTTAGGTAAAAGTTTAAATAACGGTAATATTGTTCGTGTTTCATATGTTACAACTCAAGGATTAAATTCCGCTGGCGCAAATAATTTTGTCATAATGAATACTGTTGCAGGTTACAGTAACACGGTTATTACACCGATAACTTCTGCAACACAAGGTTCTCCAAAAGAAACCATCGACTCTATTCGTTTTCAAGCACCAAAATCTTATGCTGCACAAGGTCGTGCAGTAACTAAAGATGATTACATAACAGCGATTCAACAAAATACATTAGGTTATTCTTTTGATGCAGTGAATGTTTGGGGTGGCCAACAAAATGATCCTCCTGTTTATGGTCGTGTATTTGTTTGTATGAAACCGACTGGTGCATATACGATTACAGAAAATCAAAAATCAAAACTGATTAAAGACGTTTTAAAGCCAATTTCTTTAATGACAATTGAACCAACGATTGTTGATCCAGATTATACTTACGTACAAATTACAGCAAATGTGTTGTATGATCCAAAGAAAACAACTGCTACATCGGCACAAATTAAGGCTGCCGTTAGAAATGTTATCAATCAATACGCTAGGTCAACTTTAAATACTTTTAATTCGACATTCAAAGCGTCCGATTTCAACAATAGAATCAACGCAACCGATTCTTCTATTATCACAAATGAAATTTCTATCAAGTTACAAAAGAAATTCTTTCCAAATTTAAGTACACCAACAACATACAAACTATATTACGGAACAGAACTGAAAAAAGGTATGTTCTTGACTGGTATATTGAGTTCACCAACAGTGGTCTATAGAAATCCATTAAACTTGGCGCAAACTATTCAAGGCCTTTATATCGAGGAAGTACCTTCATCCTCAGGTGGTGTGGAATCTATTACAGTTACAAATCCTGGTTATGGTTATGAATATCCACCAAAGATTACTATATTAGGTGATGGTTCTGGTGCAACAGCAGAAGCAGTAGTAGTGAATGGTGTTATTAAAAGAATTAATGTGCTGACAAAAGGTACAGGTTATACATCAGCAATATTGACAATAACAAATGCGGCCAACGATACAACAGGTACACTTGGTGCAGCAACAGTTATGCTTGAAGGTAAATATGGTACATTAAGAACTTATTTTAATGATACATTTAACGTGAAAACAGTCTTCAATGGTAATATTGGTACAGTAGACTACAATAATGGTATCGTTACATTAAATGCGTTTTCACCTATTACAGTTGACAATGAATTAGGTCAACTAACATTGACTACAACACCTACATCAACTATTATATCATCTTCTTACAACAGAATCATTACAGTGGATGAATTTGATCCACAATCAATCATTGTCAATGTAACAGCTAAAACAACATGATAGAAAACGGCCAACTAACCTCTTTATTGGTCAAGGACCAATTACCTGAGCACATTCGTGACAATGACCAGTATATAAACTTTCACACGTTTATTAAGGCATACTATGAATGGATGGAAGAAACAGGTAAAGTTACCGAACGTACCAAGAATCTGTTATCATACAAAGATATTGATACCACAACAGAAGAATTTTTAGATTACTTTACTAATGATTTTTTACCATTCTTTCCAAAAGATACTCTGTTAAGTAAAGAAGAAGCAGTTAAGGTTGCAAGACAATTATACCAAACAAAAGGTACACCGGCATCGTATGAATTTCTTTTTCGTATCCTTTTTAACTCAGACTTTGAAGTTTTCAATACAAAAGAAGCGGTGTTTAAAGCATCTGCTGGTACATGGTATGTTTCAAAGAGTTTAAAACTTGCATCAAGTAATCGTAATTTTTTAAATACTAAAAACCTAAGAGTCTTTGGTTTAGAATCAAAATCAATCGCAACTATTGAGTCCGCAGTTTTAGTTGGTGAGAAAACAGAAATTTTTATTTCAGATATTCAACGACTGTTTGAATCTGGAGAATTCATTAAGATAGTTGACTCGAACAACCAAGATGTGTTGTTTAACGGTCAAATACTTACAGCAAAAATTGTAGGTCAAATCAGTCAAATTAAAATAAACTCTGTCAAACGTGGTTCTTTATACCAACCAGGTGATCCTGTTGTTGTATATGATGGTATGGATGATGACACCACTGGTGTTGGTGCATCGGCTATTGTTTCAGAAACAACAAGAGGTTCTCTACAACGTATCAATGTTGTGAATGGTGGTTTTGGTTATACTTTAAAACCAAACACAGTTGTTACAGTGGCTGGTGGTGGAGGTGCCAAAGCAAACGTATATGCTTTGTCTAATTTCTTACCACCATCTTACACGATTGTTCAAGGCGGTTCAGGTTATAGAGTAAACGATAGAGTAAATTATGCTAATGCGGCCTTTGCTTACGTTACTAGTGTTAGTGGAACAGGTTCGATTACAGGCATTAGATATGTGCCTTCTGTAAATGCACAGGCTGTTGTTAGTCTTACCGCAACAGTTCAATCATCCAATGTTTTGGCCAGTGGTGCAGTTATAACAACAGCATCAGCACCTGGTAATGCAAGAGCAAATGTTAGTTACATTACAACTGATGTTATTGGATTTAAAGATGATGTTCTAATTGGTAATAGTAATTTCTTTTTTGCAAACATGGCAAGTGCAAATGCAAACACAAGAATGATTGATGCATTATCTTTCAGTACACTAGAAACAAGTTCAATTTTTAGTATGATTGTTGACAATGGTGGCGGTGGTATTGCATCTATACCAACCATCGAGGTCACTTCTACAGTACCCACAGAAGATGAGTTTGATGTTTACTCAGCCAAACGTTCTGATATTGCACCACTTGGTATACTTGCACCAATTCAAATCATTAATGGTGGAGGTTGGTATCAAGCAAACGACAGAATAGTTTTCACTGGAGGTTCTGGACGAGGTGCATATGCAAATGTAACCAGTGTTGGTGCAAACGGTACCATAACAGGAATATCCTATTTTTATAATCCAGCCGATGCATTTCCACTTTATCCATTAGGTGGAAATGGTTATAAAAATGAATTTTTACCTTCAGTCAGTGTTCAATCAGCAAACGCAAAAGCATCTGGCGCAATCATAACAGTACCTGGAATACTAGGTACTGGTGCTGACTTCTCATTAGTTGTTGACCGTGTTGGTTCAATTACTACAATTGGCATACAAAATTATGGTGAAGATTACTCATCACAACCAGGTGTCTCGTTAAAGATACAAGATATTGTTGTGTCAAACGTTGCGATTGAAAATCTACCACGTAAAGGTGAGGTCATCTATCAAGGTCCGACAATCAACCTATCAACATATACCGCCAGAGTTAATTCAGTATCTTTATTGGCTCCAGATGCAAACACACAATTGTCACTGTACAATCTACAGGTGTTCAACTACAATGCAAATCCAAATCCAAATTTAACATTGAAGATATTGGGTGAGGATAGAAACATCAACTTGGTAATGGCCAACTCGGCATTTCCACAATTTGAAAAGACATATAGTTATTTTGATGCATCAGGTAACAGAACAGTATACACCAGAAACTATAACAAACAAGGTTACATTTCATATGGTGATGGTTCTGCAAAAGCAAACGCAACATTCTTAAATGGCTTGGTCATTGGTGATGGTCAGTATTTGACCTCACAAGGACAGCCAAGTTCATTTGACATTATGCAGGATGATAGGTACAATAACTTTACCTATTTAATTACAGTTGACAAAGAGATTTCAAAATACAGAGAAGTTCTTTTAGGTCTGTTGCATCCTGTAGGAACAAATGTATTAGGTCGTTATGGTTTAAAATCAAACAACAATATAAATTCACACACTTTTGAAGCATTGTATGTAGGTAAACCATGGTCATATTATATCGGTGAACATGTAGAAGATGTGGTAACAATTGTAACAGATTTTACCAATAGAAGTAACAACATAGTTAAAATCAATCACAAAAGTGGTGCAAACTTGGAACAAATATTCAATGCAGACACACACATCAGCATTGAAACAAAGAATGGTCCAAATGTATATTCAGAAATTGTTGCGGTTAATGATGCCGCAAACACAATAACACTTGCAAGTAATGTTTGGTTAACCTATGCAAACGTTGCGGTGGTAACAGGAAACTCTGGTTCAAACGTACTAAATATTACATCTCTGACTGGTCTATATGATTTGATGAATAATGGAAACTATAGTGATTCGGAAAATCCTATAAGAGATATTGTTTACCGTGGTGATGTTGTTCTTGTTGATAATAATTCAAGCAAAGTGGTTAACACAGTTGATTATGTAAACAAAAAAATATATTTGACGACCAATTTGAGTTCGACAACAAATTCTTATATAGCTGTAAAAAGAACCTTCATTGCAAATAGTACAATATCATCAAATCAAATTCAAGTATATGGTTCAGCTGGATTACCATATATACCAGAACTCGCCACTGAAGATGGTGATACATTAATAACAGAAGATGGAAAAACAATCCTATTGGGGTAAACAATGTCAACAGTAAAAATTTCGCAATTAACAGAGAATAGTCCGACAACCAACAGAGCTAATACAATTTTTGTTGGTGTGAACTTGCAAACAAGTGTCACTGGTTCTTATACACTAGAACAGATTTTTGAATTGTCTGATGCATACGCACAAGCGGCTTTCTTAAAGGCAAATACACCATCTAGTGTTGCGAATTCTGCTGGTAATTTTGCCAACGGTGCATTTCTTGCGGCAAACTCTGGTGCCACGTTTGCTAATGCAGCATTCATTACTGCTAATGCAGCATACGATGCACAAAATACAACCGCATCCTTTGCCAACGGTGCCTTCGCAACAGCCAATGCCTCTTATGTATCACAAAATACTACTGCAACTTTTGCAAATGCAGCCTTCACAAGAGCCAATTCTGGTTACGGACAGGCCAACTCTGCTGCATCTTTTGCCAACGGTTCTTTTGTAACGGCTAATGCATCTTATGATAAGGCAAACTCGAATGCATTGTTTGCTAATGGTGCTTTCGTAACAGCCAATTCTGGTGCATCCTTTGCAAACAATTCATCAGCAACTTTTGCTAATGCATCATTCATTACAGCGAATGCCTCTTATGCATCACAGAATACAACCTCTGCATTTGCTAATGGTGCCTTTGTAACCGCTAATGCATCATATGAATCCCAGAATACCACAGCAACCTTTGCAAATGCAGCCTTTACAAGAGCCAATTCTGGTTATGAACAGGCCAATAGTGCTGCATCGTTTGCCAACGGTGCTTTCACTCAAGCAAATACATCATTGCAAAATACTTCCACAATTGTTGTTAATACAAACTTAACAGTACCAGGTATACTAACTGTTAATGGACCTTTGTATGCTGCGAATACAATAAGAACTCCAAATATATTTCCAGGTTCACAAACTGCAATTGATATTGGATTTTCCAATTCTAGTATGGTTAAAGCAAACATCGCAGCAGATTTGGTCGTGACTTTAAGTTCTTTTGTACCAGGAAAATTCACTGATGTTATTATTACCAACACATCAGGTCAACAAAGAACAATAACACACGGTTGTACAGAAATTAATTCTTCAATGGGCGCAACAACATTTAACTTAGCAGCAACAAGAACATGTTATCTAAGATATTTTAGTTTTAACAATGACCTAGCAAATACATATGTCGCAGCCACATATCAATAATAAATAAATCATGGCAAATAAAAACATACTCACAAGCGCATCAAAGGTTTCACAGATAGACCTGTTGTATTATGCACCAGTTGCAGTGGTACCGCCAGCAATTACAATACCAATTCATTCTTACTATTGTTTCTTGGCCAAGCCAACTCCATGGGCAGATAATGATAATCCAACCATGCCGACTGGTGACTTGAAGTCCATTAAACAAGTTCAAAAGAATATATTTGTTGCAAAACAAATTAAGACCAGTGATATATCACCAGTCATTCAACGAGTTGACTGGACCACAGGCACA